ATGAACTTTCTGATGCATGTCCGGAAGGCTATGAGTTTGCTAACGGTAGCAAACAATGCACGCTTATTCCTTGTCCGGAAGGTCAAGAGCGTGTTGAAGGTAGTGAAATATGTACTGTTGTATCCGGTGGTGGATCGGGTGGCACTGGTGGAACTGGCGGCTCTGGTGGTGACTCTGGTTCTGGAGGTAGTGGTGATGGCTCTGGCTCTGGCTCTGCTGGTGATGGTTCTGGCGGCGATGGGAGCGGATCAGGTGGCTCAGGCTCTAGCGGAGGTACTGGTACGGGATCTGGCGGGTCTGGTAGTGGTGGCGGTAGTTCTGGTGGCTCCTCCGGTGGTAATGGTCAGAGCGGTACTGACGAAGGCAATGAAAAATTTGTTTCACCTGGAGCGTTGAATCTCGGTTCTGCTCTTGATGGTAAAGGTACCGAGTTGAAGTCTCATATTTCTAGTGGTTTAACTCAAATGGTCAGTTCCGAGGCTTACAAGGTAGCTGCTGAATTTGGAGGATCTTCGCATGCTAGTGCTCAATGTCCTGTCGGGGTTGTTCAGCTGTTTGGCAAGGATATAACCTTCGATAGCCATTGCGATTTATTTGAGATTATCCGACCTATTCTTTCAGCGGTGTTCTTAGCTTTTTGGGCCTTGGTTTCTGTAAGAATTGTTCTTTCTGCCTGAGGTTATAAGATGATTTCCGATTTTGCCTCTTGGCTGAAATCAATTATCGAGCAAGTTATAGCGTGGCTTGTTAATCTTCTACTTGAAATTTTTTCTTGGTTTATTAATGCAGCTATATACCTGCTTGATTTGATGGGTATAACTCAGAAAACAAAAACAGCCTCGCATTATTTTGACACCCTTCCTGATGGTGTCTGGTACTTTATGAACCTTTTCCAAGTCCAGTGGGGTTTGGGTCTTGTGATGACTTCCTACCTTATTCGTTTCCTTATTCGTAGAATTCCGGGGTTGGGTTAATGGCTATTCATGCTTATGTGGGCAAGCCAGGTTCTGGCAAATCGTATGGCGTAGTTGAGCGCGTTGTGATTCCATCGCTCAAGCAAGGGCGCCATATAGTTACTAATATTCCTCTCAATACAGAGGCTTTACTTGCTGATTTTGGAGGGAGCATTGAGTCTTTGCCTGACGATTGGTGGGAACGTCCTGACCTGAATGAGTTTACAAAGAATGGTTGTGTTCTCATCCTGGACGAGCTTTGGCGCCGTTGGCCTAGCGGCATGACTGTTTCAAAGGCTAATGTTAATGACAAGGCTTTGCTTGCTGAGCATCGCCACATGGTAGATGACAAAGGCAATTCAATGCGCATTGTTCTTGTTACCCAAGATCTTTCCCAGCTTGCCAGCTGGGCGAGAACACTTGTTGAGACAACCTTTGTCGTAAAAAAATACACAAAGAAGCTCTATCGCGTGAATGCCTATAGCGGCGTTGTTACTGGCGACTCACCGCCAAAGTCAAAATTAATTCGCCAAGCTGCGGGTAGGTATAAAAAAGAAGTTTTTGCCTATTATAAATCCGCTACTAAGTCTGCTACTGGCGATGTGGGTGACGAGAGCGTGGCCGACAAAAGTGGCTCTTTCTTTCGATCATATACCCTTTGGATTGTTGTTATTATTGCTGTAATCGGCATTCCATACGGGATTTACAATGTAAGGAACTTCTTTAACCCTAACGGAACTTCGCAAAAACAAAGTGAGGACGCCCACAATACAAATCAAAGCCCTGTAATTAGTCAGGCTCCCGCAAAACCTAAAGTCATCTATTCGCAGAACTGGAGATTGTCTGGTTTTGTTCATCCATCCACGCCAGATCCCGACAGTAAAGATATATCGGTTGCTGTTTTGGTTTCGCCCTATGGCAGAACAAGATACATAGTTTTCTCTTCTTGCCGCTATTATGCCGACTTCAAAGAAGCCTACTGCGATGTTGACGGGGAGCGTGTAACTTCTTGGACCGCTGGTGGTTCATCGTCTCAAATTCCATACATTGGGGGATTAGGCGCCGGGTCTGCTGAGCGTAGCGTAAGCGGAACTGGCGGCTAATCCTGACCACTAGGGGATATTTTCGATGAGAACCTTTGCGGCCGTAGTGCTTTCTCTACTTTTCACTGCCTCATGTTTGGCAGGTGATTTTCCAAAAGTTGATTTTGACTTTAATGAGCTCTCAACAAAAACGGCTTTGCAGCTTATTGCTGACGCAGCTGGTCTAAATCTTATTGGGGCTGATGACATTAAAGGCTCTCTTGTTATGCGAATGAAATCCGTCACTTGGAGGGAGGCACTTGATTACGTCTCGAAAAGCAAGGGCCTTCATTATGATATTGAGGGTGATGTTCTAAGCATTTCCAGTGATCGTGATTATTTTGCAAATCTTGATTCACCTTTGCCGGGGTCAATCAATTCGCCCTATAAGGTTTCAGTGTTAAAAGTGCGAAATATTCCTTCCATTGATGCAATCAAGGCCTTCCCTTTGGACCAGGGCGAAACCTTGAACGCCGAGGAGAGTTCTTCCGTTATTGTTGCACGTATGAGCGACGATCGTTTAGCTGAGTTTCGCGAGTATCTAGAGGCTGTGGATTACTCACGGAAATTAGTATTGATTGAGGCACGAATTGTTGAGGTAGATCGGTCCTACACCAAGAATTTGGGTATTCGGTGGAATACGTCCGTAGGCAGCGGAGCAGGGGTTGTAACCGGTAGTGTTCCTTTGGGTTTGACTCCAGCAGCTATTGCGGGGTTTGGCATTACATCCAAGTCTTTCAATTTGGATGCTGAGCTTGATGCAATGGAGCAGGCAGGGAAGGGCAGAGTGATATCCAGTCCACGTGTCTCAACAACCGATAGGCATCAGGCCAAGATAATTAACGGCTCCCAGGTTCCGTATCAGCAATCTGCCGGTGATGGGGCTACGTCCGTATCTTTTAAAGAGGCCGCATTGTCGCTCGATGTTAAGCCGATCGTAAACGATGAGGGTGTGCTTCTGGACGTGATTTTGAACAAGGATGAGCCTAATTACGCGAAGGCCATAAACGGGGTACCACCGATTAACACCACATCGCTGACTTCACGTGTGTTTTCTGGCTTTGGAAAGACGGTTGCCTTGGGAGGCGTTTATTCGGATGCGGATAGCACTGTTGTGCGAAGCGTACCGTTTTTTGGGCAGATCCCAGGCTTAAAATGGTTGTTCAATAGTACGTCGACGGTGAAGACCGAAAGCGAGCTGATCTTGTTTCTCACTCCGCGGCTGGCAGACGCCTCATATAACTAAACTAAATGAATATTTAGCATAGTTATTCCTTGAACTCATATGATAAGGGTAGGGTACCAGCGCTTATCCCACTATGCTATGCGGTCACAGGCTGTTTCTATCAGCGACAGCGCTAAGAGACTGTTTACTTAAGGTGTCATACGATGGATTACGAACCACTGCCCAGTACCTGGGTTATCGATGAAGCCCGAGCATTTCTGCGGGCTGCTCAAGTGCTTGAGGTAAGGGCCAAAAATGACCCAGATACAAATCTTTACTGGCCAGCGGTGATGAATTCTGCGCTTGCTTGTGAGCTGTTTCTCAAGTCTCTTCTGGTTGAGGCTGACCCGCGTTACCCCAGGTCTGAATATGATCCTGATGGGAATCTGCGATTGCGCCTGAAGCCGCGCGGTAATGGACACAACCTGTCTGATCTATACAACGCAATTCCTAATGACTTGGCCGTCCAGTTTCGTGCCATTTCAAAGCGCCTGTCACCAGGCTTTGAGTTGGAAAAATGGATAAGTATTTCCTCGAATCTGTTCGTAGGCACACGCTATCCATACGAAGCCGGGTCCGTTCAAGGCGTAGACTTGGACGTGCTGAACCTCGCGCCGCATCTTGACCAGGTGCTGTATCAAATGACGCAACGTCGGCCGACTAGCCACAGCGACCGTAATTCAGGAGTTTGACGATGTACAGTATCCAGTTTGTTGTTTCCTCAACGTTGGTTGACGCTGTTCTTCATGACTACGATTTGCACGAGATGCCCACTGAGGTTCTCGATCGTTTTGCAGCGCATGCTGTCATTCTTGCTGAGGCTGCTAATGTTGTGCGTCAGCGGCGTGCCGATGGCCTACCTATGGATTTTGACGGGAAGGACGCCCAAGCCTGTTGCCGAGGGTTTGCATAGGCCTTGCATCAGCCTGTGATCCTGGTGAAAAGCAGCCTGCCTCGGCCCCGGCACCTTCATACGAAGGTGCGCATAATGCATATTATGTTAAATGTGATGCTGCGTCATAAGCGTTATGTGTCCAATCCCACATACCTCCGGTCAAAACCCCACAAACCCCGTTTCCCGGAAATTCAAAGGCTTTGGTTCGATTCATAACCCTATCTATGCGCATTGTTGAGGCTATCGCTAAATGAGGCGACTCACCAGTAGTCATGCTTAACCCATTGATCTGATTGAATAAATTGACAACCAAGGCAATGCCCTGCGAATTAAAGCGACATCTGTGCAACTCAGCTTAATTATCTAGAGCCAAAGTACCCTATTTTTTGAGACTGCTGTGGGCGCTGCTGATCCAGGGTAAACCACTGAACCAGCTCAAGCGCCAGGATGCCCAAGACTATCTGAGTTTCTGTCGAAACCCGCCAGATGACTGGATGGGTCCGGTGACCCGCAGCCGGTTCGTCAGTAACCAGCACGCCCTCTATGCCCGGGAGGCCTACATCCCCAACCCCAAATGGCATCCGTTTAATACCAAGTCCCGCAAGGTGATCGCTGAAGAAACTCCGAGCACCCAGGAGTATCATGCTGCGAATGGCACATTGAACCAGGTGTATACGGTCTGCAGTCGCTTCTATGAGTTTCTTGTGGAAGATGGCTTCGCTCAAACGAATCCCTTTCGGCTCTTTAAAAAAGACAACCGACTCTCCACGCAAGTGCTGGAAGTTACTTCTTCGCGGCAACTTACGCCGCTGCGGTGGGACTTTGTCCTGGATACCGTTGAAGCAATGGCGAACGCCGAACCGGAGCGGCATGAACGAACATTATTTATTGTTGCCACGCTGTTCGCCATGTACCTAGGGGTTTCCGATCTCGCCGGTCGCAAAAACTGGAAATCCACCATGGGTGACTTCCGCTTAGATGATGAAGGTAATTGGTGGTACTTCGCCGTGGGTAAAGGCAACAAGGCGGCGAAGATTGCCGTGCGGGATATCTACGTAGAGCGCTATTTGAGACGTTATCGGCGATTCCTGGGACTTCCCGAGTTACCTCATCCAGGAGAAACTACGCCCCTGATCACGACCCTCAACGGCCGCGCCGGTTTTGTCTGATCGACAGATCCGCGCCCTCCTCCAAACCGTGTTTGATAAAGCCGTAGAGAAGATGCGCAGCGAAGGCCGCGCGAACCACGAGATGAAAAGTCTGCGCTGTGCGTCCGCGCACTGGCTGCGTCACACCTCCGCCACCTTTGACGCGCCGCTGCGCAATCCTAAGGACCTGCAGGAAGACTTGCGTCACAGCAATCTCAGTACAACCCAGAACACCTATTATCACTCGCATGATCAGGAGCGCGCACATTCGGTTAAACGCATCGGCATGCGCGACCGCGGTTGAGCTCGGATCGCCTGCCGATTTCCAGCCTGGCGTCCACAGGGATCGAAGCCTTTTTCTAGGAGCCAAGAGTGAAAATTACCGGGCGGGCCGAGATTGAGGCCATTACTGATGTCACGTGTGACGTCTGCGGTAGCTCTACGCGCATGGCTGCGGGCATTTACCAGTGTAAGCGTCCGGCGAACTCACCTTCCGGGATCCAGCATTAAGGGCGAGGTGGTATGACGATATCTCCACACTGCTTGACGGCTACGACAGCTTTGAAGCTCGGGTCATCGGCTGCACCACAGGCGCGGTGACCTACTACTTTGCCAACAAGGAAGAAATGGTCAGCGCCATTGCGCAGACCCTGTTCGACAAGGTCGACCCACTACTGGCCATCGACCTCGATCATGTCGACATCAAGTCGCTCATTGAGCAGTGGCACCAATGATTGACGCTTTTATCGTCCTGATTTCCTCATCCAAAATCGCCAAGTCCTCAGTCGCCTTCCCTAATCCCGGCGCCACCCAGGAGTGCTTCATTCTGCCCCTGAACTTCGCCGCCTCCCTCGTTCTGGCACACCGAAGGAGGCGGTGCCGGTACACGTGCAAGCAAGCACCCGTACGTCTACTACCTGCAAGCCCTGGTTGAGCCATTATTTACTCAAATGGGTGTCCTATGAGTCGTTTTCCTTCACAATGCTTGCACGATATGCAGTGTGGAATCTTCTGATGCACCTCCCTACCGATGAGCGCCTGCTCAAAGCGCTGGCCGACGCGATCGTCGTCCACCCCCGAGCCACATTGAAGGAGCTGGCCGAGGCGGCGGGCGTGAGCAAGGCGACCCTGCACCGTTTCTGTGGAACCCGTGACAACCTGGTGAACATGCTGGAGCGCTATGGCAACCAGGTCCTCTCCCAGGTCATCGGCAACGCTGACCTGCACGGCAGCGACCCCAGCGCAGCCCTGCATCGCCTCATCGTCGAGCACCTCAAGCATCGCGAAATGATGATCTTTCTGCTCTTTCAGTACCGCCCGGACTCATTCGACGACAGCGAGGCGAACCGCCCGTGGCGGGCCTATGCCGACGCCCTGGATGCCTTCTTCCTGCGTGGCCAGCAAGCGGGCGCTTTCCGTATCGATATCAGCGCGGCGATCTTCACCGAAATGTTCCTTAGCATGGTGTATGGCATCGTCGATGCCGAACGACGCGGGAGAGCAGCCAGCGCCACATCCGTGCAGACGCTGGAGCTGCTATTCCTCGACGGCGCTGCGGCACCTGCTCGCTGA